CGGTTCGCAACATTTGTCGTTGATCGTGTTGTGCCGGTTATGTCCACGTTTGCTGACATCGTTGGCGAGAAGGGTGTCGGCGCAGGTATCACGTATCTGACCGGAAGCATCTTGAACGGTATTTCTAGTTTAGGTACTTTCGGCAAGCTCATGATTGGTTTGGGTGCAGCGTTCGTTGCTGTGCGTGTGGCAACCATTTCATACACGGCTGCTATGGGCGCGATGAAAATTGTTACCACGCTTTCAGATGGCGCGGTTGCTCAACTTATTACGCGTTTGGGGCAGGCGAAGATCGCTATGTTGGCAGCCGGTGGCATCACAGCGTTGCTCACATTGGCTGCTGCTATCTATGGTGCTTATGCGAAACAAAAGTCAAAGGCACAGCAAGCAACAGTGGACTTTGTTGATGCTTTGGAACTTGAAGGTGATGCGCAAGCAAAAGCGTTGGCGAATTTGTATCGCAGTAATCCGGCGTTCAAGAACTCAATTGATGTTTTGACGCGATATGGCGCAACTATCAATTTGTTGAAAGATTACGTGAACGGCAACGCCAACTCAATTACTGATTGGGGTGCAGCCGTTGATTCGGTTGCAGCAGATGTTGCCCGAATTGATCAAATAACCACAAGTGCTAATCCGAACATTGATGCGCAGGCTGCTGCTTACGATAATTTGCGTCAAAAAATACCTGCATTAAGAAACGCCACGAAAGAACAGATTGATACATTTATTACTTCAATCAAATTGTTCCAATCAATGCGCAAAGAAACACAAGCGACCACAGACGCGTTGGCAATTTTTACTGCCGGTCAGAATGGCGCGAATGGTTCAACAAATGGTTTTGGAAGTTCTGTTGATAAAGCAAAAGAAAAAGTCCGTTCGTATGTCAGCGCGTTGAAAGGTTTTGGTTCTGATCAGAAGTCATACACCAAAGCCATCAAAGACACGACGACAGCGAAGCAGAAACTTGAAACCGCTACGAACAAAGTGTCTGTGGCGCAAGCTCGTTATGATCAGATCGTTCGTGGCTATGGTGCCGGTTCGGATCAGGCTAAGGCTGCACAAGAAGCATTGGATCAAGCACAACGCGATCATACGCGCGCGACATTGGATTCGGAGAAAGCAGCGTTTGCTGTTACCGATGCCGAAGCAGAGTTGAATACTTTGCGTGCTTCCGGAACGGCAACCGCGCAAGAGATACGTGAAGCCGAGATCGCATTGCAAGAAGCGAAGTTGGCGCAAACAGAACAGACCATTGCTTTGCGTGATGCGAATAATGAAGTGATCGCTGCACAAACAACTTTGAATGAATTGATCAATGGCGCGACAACCGAAAGCGAAACATACAAAGAGGCTTTGAAAGAGTTGAACGATGCCAAAGCAGACGAAGCCGAAGCAGCAAACAATGTTGCCGAAGCAATTGATCGTGAAGCAGAAGCAAAATTGCGACGCCGGAAAGAACGCCACATCACGCGCTGACCGCAAACAGCGTTTCAATGAGTTCGCACAAAAGAACGGAATACCCCAGATGGCGCGCGGTGGCATCGTCAGCCAACCCACATTTGCGCTCATCGGCGAGAAAGCACCAGAAGCAGTGATTCCTTTGGATCGTCTTGCCGGTGGCGGAGATACATACATTGTGAACATCAACAGCAAGATCGCAGATGAAACGTTACCGGATCTTCTTGTCGCGGAGTTGCGAAAGTTCAATAGGCGTTCTGGTGCCATCAACATTCAGGTGGCGTAAATGGGTGGCTTATCAACGCTTGGGGATTACAAAGTAGAATTAGACGCTGGCTTTTTACGTGACGAATTCATCTTGGGTTCATCAGAGCTTGGCGGTACAGATACGTTGGGTGGATCTACTTCGTTCTTTGATGTGACTGAATATGTAACCAATGTTCAGATCAAACGGGGCAGGGATTCGCAAGACGCACAGTTCGGCGCAGGAACATGCACTGTGGTGATTGATGACTTGAAAGGTCAAGACAAGTTCAGTGTCGCCAATCAGGATTCACCGTATTGGAATGTTGAGCGTGGTCGTCTTGGTTTTGAACCGCGACGCAAGATTCGCATTTCACGCAACAGTCAATTCATCTTTGTCGGTTTTATCCAGTCATACGATACAGAGTTCGGCATGGACGGACACAACATGATTACGGTTCGTTCTGCTGACGCGTTTTCTTTGCTATCTCAATCAAGCATTTCAACGTTCACGCCACCGGCAGAAAAGTCTGGTGCGCGCGTGGATCGTATTCTTGGTTTGCCAGAAGTCCAATTCCCCAATGATCCTTTGCCGGTTATAGCCGAAGGTGTGGCGAACCTTTCGGCAACCGAAGTAACTTCACAAACACCTTTGGCGTATTTCAATGCCATCACACAGTCAGCAGAACAGGGACGTTTCTATATTAGTCGCAGTGGTGTTTTCATTTGGGAAGCACGAACAGCACAAGCAGTTTCAACAGTTCCTACAATTGTGTTCACCGATGATGTTTCCGGTATTCGCTATAACAGTTTGGAAGTGATTTACGAATGAGTGTTAGCAAACAGTCAGTCAGACCGGATTCACTGGTCAATTATGTGGAAGTTATTGTTGCCCCTAATCCTGCACAGCCAACACCAACTCCACAAATTGTTGAATCCGCGCCATCGCAGGAAACATACGGACTGCAAGGAATCACTATTGATGGCTCATTGCTGACCACAGACGCAGACGCAGAACTGTTAGCAGATTATCTACTTAGACCAGATCCCAACTTTTGGTTCACCGGATTGGGTATTGAGATGGCGCGCCTGACCAGTGATCAACGCAACATCATAGCGCAGCTTGACATCGGATCTTTGGTGACGGTCAAAAAGAAACAACGGTTTGGCACCCCATCAGAAATCACGAAAACGCTATACGTTGAGGGTATTGAACATCGGATCACTTCCGGTGGGCATCAAGTTTCATTGTATTTTTCACCGGTTGGTTTTTACGAAGCATGGCAGGACGTTACTGCTACGCTGCAATGGGAAGATGTCGCGGAAGGTTTGTCTTGGGCTAACCTGATCTGGACTTCATTGTAAGGAACATCATGGGAACAACACCGAATTATGCAATTCCATATCCAGAGATTACGGACTTCGTTGCCGATGGTGCTGTGGCTATGGAAAACATCGCCGAAAAAGTTGATCTAGTTTTAGCATCTGCCACAAACGGCAGGAACCGTCTGATCAATGGCGACTTCCGTGTAGCGCAACGCGGAACATCTTTCGTCGCTGGCGCAAACAATGATGACACATACAACCTTGATCGTTGGTATGTTCTGTCCGAAGTGAACGACACGGTAGATATTACGCAAGCAAGCGTGGCACCAACCGGCGGTTTGTTTTCTATCGGGCTTGACGTTGAAACAATTAACAACAAGTTTGGTATTGCGCAGATTATTGAAACACGAAATCTTGTTGGCTGTGTCGGTTCACAATGCACGTTGTCTTTTAAGTTTCGCACTAGCGGATCATCAATTGGCAACGTGAAGGCTGCCATTATCGCTTGGACAGGAACATCAGATACGGTGACATCTGATTTTGTATCAACTTGGAATGCTGATGGCGTGAACCCAACTTTGATTGCGAACGCTGTTTATGAGAACACTCCTATCAACTTGAACCCTACGAACGATTGGCAAACGGCAACCATAACTGCATTGATTGATGCAGCCGGTACAAACAATATCGCTGTGTTTATTTGGTGCGATGACAAGACAACTACGCTTGCAGACTTTTTGTATGTGACTGATGTGCAGTTTGAAGTTGGATCTGTTGCGACAGCATTTGAACGCAAAACAATGTCCACAGTCATTCAAGAATGCCAACGGTATTACGAAAAGTCTTACAATTCGGCAACTGCAATTGGTACGGTAACAGAATTGAACTGTGTAGTAATGTTCACTGTGTCATATACAGGAACATTGCGTGCTTGGGGAAGATGGGCGACACCCAAAAGAAACACGCCGACGGTGCAACTTTACAACACCAACAACGGTGCAGCAGGTACAATCACAGTCACAGGTTGGGGCAACACAATCTATGGTGGCGACTTTCAGCAAGACAGATTCTACGCTGGTGTAGGTACAGTCACAGGAACCGGTGTGACTTTCCATTACACAGCAGATAGTGAGTTGTGATGTATCAGATAAGAACTATCGCAGGAATAACTTTTGTTTATCACTCTGTCAAGGGTGTTATTCCCAATGATGAACTGAATGTTGATTATCTTGAATACGTGCAGTGGTTGTTTAATGGCAATACACCCGAAGAATGGCAACCCGAAATGATTGAGGAACAATAATGGCTGGCTTAGGCGCAAAACTTTTTACCGACGGATCAGTTCTCAACGCTGCACAAGTCAATGGTTATCTGATGGATCAGTGCATTATGCGTTTCGCTACGACAGCAGCGCGTGATGCAGCGTTTGGTGGTGTTGGTGAACCGATCCTTGCCGAAGGCATGACTGCTTACATTGATGCTGATAACACGATATACACCTATGACGGTAGTAATTGGGTTACCACGTCAAGGATAGGCGGTCTTAGTGTTTTGCAAGTGCAATACATGGACACAGCAACTTTGATAACTAGCAGCAGTACAACTTTTGTAGCATCAGGGCTGACACTAACGGTCACACCTCGCTCTGTTTCTAGTAGGTTTTTGATTTATAGTGTTTCGTCTATTGCAAAAACTGCTGGCAATGTGAACAATGGTGTGAACTTACGCTTGCGTAGAAACACAACTGTTTTGTCAAGTCAAACAGCGGTTTTATTCACAAACACTTTGTTGATCAACATTGGCACTTCTCCTATGGTGTATTTGGATAGTCCAAATACTATTTCTCCTGTCACCTATGACATTCAGTTCGCAAACTTTACTGCTGCTTCTATGGTGGAACATAACGCAAACGGAAGTGCTAGCAGTATTCTTGTTGTGGAAGTTTTAGCATGACACATCAAGAACTTATTGAACTTTTGATTGACGCAGGTTTTGAAAGTGGCTGGGCTCTTTCTGATGGAACACTTATTTTGTGGGAACATGATGAAGAACCGCCATCGCCATTAACTAGACCGTTGGTGAATGATGGCTACTGAAATTGCAACAACACTTATCACTGGCGCATTCGCGGTACTGATCGCAATGATTGAGTTCGGCAGGAGACAGAACAATAAAGATCATGGCAAGAACGCAGTCAAACTTGATGAGTTGGTACGTGGACATGATCGCATTGAAAGCAAGGTTGATGATCTTGCCGATAAACATTTGGAACATATTAGGGATCACGCGAAAGGTGAACTGTAATGACAAGTATTTATGCAAGCAAGATCCGTATGGTGGTTCGCACAGCATTGGTTTGTGTGACCGCGTTTGGTTTCAATTTGTCTGCTGAACAGGTCGCTTCGGTGCAGTTGCTCGCAGAAGCTCTTTTGCAGTTGGTTGTGCGTGATGCTTCCTGAACCGGTCAAACAGGTACGGCTGAATGATGAGTTGCGCAAGTATGGCAACGGCAAACTACCTGCCGGTTTATTGAAACCTGTTTCCGGTGGCGGACAGATGTATCACGTGGCAGCATTCTGGTTCAATGTCATGTGCGCAGAAGCAGACAAAGATGGCATCAAGATACGGAACGTTTCCGAAGGGTACAGATCCTTTGAACGCCAAGAGGCGATGTTCTTTGAGCGATACAGCAAGGTGCCAACGACGCGTGTTCCGAAGGTGACGCGCAAATATCAGGGACGCACTTGGTGGTTGAAACGTGGCAAGTCTCCGTCGGCTACGCCAGCAACCAGCAATCACGGCTATGGTTTGGCGCAGGACATTGATGTTCGCGATCCGAAGGTGTTTCGCTGGTTGTCGCATAATGCGCCGAAGTACGGCTATTATTTGCAGGGGAAACAGAAGTCACCTAACGGCAAACCGAATCCGGAATACGAAGCGTGGCATTGGCAGTTCTGCCATCTATAAGAACATCATGAGAGAAGGAAAACAATATGAGTTTGGCAACAGACTTTGCGAACGAATCTACTCCAAGGAAACGTTCACAAATTGACATGATCGTTGCGCAGTTATCAGGTGATGACTTGCGTGACTTTATTGAAGCGTTGAATGATCGCAGTGTTCCGAATGCTGCCATCGCGCGAGTGATGACACGACGCGGTCGCACAGAATGAAGTTGTCCGTTTGACTGATCAGTTGGAGATGACGAACCGCGCATTGTTTGTTGTTGAGCAAGCAGAGAACGCGAAATTGTCTCCGCCAACGTGGTTGTCTCCGGCGAAACCTAAGAAGTCTGCTGTGACGCTTGTTGTGATGTTGTCCGACACGCATTTTGACGAAGTTGTTTTGCCGGAAGAAGTTGAAGGACTGAACGCGTACAACCGCGAGATTGCTGTTCTTCGTTTGAATAAGTGGACACAAAACGTTGTGAAGTTAGCGCGTGATTATCTGTCCGGCGTTACGTATGATGGCATCGTTGTGTTGCTCGGTGGAGACATCTTCTCCGGTGACATTCACGAGGAGCTTGCCCAAACAAACGAAGACACAATGTTGGGATCGTTGTTGTATTGGGCGGAACAGTTGAGCGCATCGCTTGCTTTATTGGGTGATGAGTTCAAGAAGGTTCATGTTGCTTCGGTTGTCGGTAATCATGGACGCATGACACGCAAGCCACGCATGAAGTTGCGCGCCAAAACAAACTTTGATTGGCTGCTTGCGAAAATGATTGAACGCAACTTCAAAGACGATAAACGTTTCACGTTCCAAATTCCGGAAGGTGCTGATGTTCTCGTTGAGATCTACGGTCAGGGACATTTGATGACTCACGGTGATCAAGTTTCTGGCGGTGGCGGTATTGGTGGCATCTATCCACCTATTATGAGAATGCGCGCGCGGAAGTCACAGCGTTATCTTGCGACACAAACAAACTTCAAGACGTTATGGCTTGGTCACTGGCATCAATACATTTCTACGCCATCAATGATTGTGAACGGATCTTTGAAAGGTGTAGATGAATACGCGTTTATCAATAACTTTTCTTTTGAGCAGCCACAGCAAGCGTTGGCTATTGTTGATCCGCAAAAAGGAATAACTATTCAAGCACCTGTCTTTTGTCAGGATCGCAAAAAAGAAGGTTGGTGATTATGCGCACGTTGTTATTGGTTGAATGGGCTGACGCGCATGATGGCACAGAAACGTGGACAGCAATTGAAGATCTCATTGACGATGGCGAAGTGATCATCACTTCAATTGGTATCCAACTTGATGAAGATACCGGTGGCAAAAAAGGTCACATTGCTTTGGCGCAGTCAATGGACGGAGATCATGTGGACAATGTTTTGTATGTTCCGGTTGGCATGATCCGCAAGATGACTGCTTTGCAGTTTGATGGCATCGCGTGATGAGCTTGCGGTAGCATCATTGTTCCTAGGTCTGGTTTCGTCGTCTCCTTCTCCGATGCCAGACTGGCGGAATGGCGCGCGCGGTTTGATCTGTGTCGCGCCATTCTGCTAACTAATGTCCTATTAGATACACGGCTACAAATGATTTGCCTAACACGCCATCATCGGGCAGAATAGACATATCGCGGTGTAAGGAACCGCGCATTGAGAAGGAGCCATTATGAAAACGACGAAGAATGAACTTCATCAAAAAGCCATGAAGCAAATGACAACGTTCACTTCGGAAGGATTGAGCATACAAGCAGAATCAAAAAAGATCTGGAAATTGCTTACGCCATATCACAACGGAAAGCCAATGCCTAAGATTGATGTTTCCACGCGCGGTATCAAGTTTGATAATGATGGCACCGCGTGGCGATTCAGTGGCGGTAGCGCAGGTTACGCCGACATAACAGAACATCGCGTGTGGTTGAAATGTTCACCGGATTGGGAAGTGATCGCACATGAGCTTGTTCATTTGGCTGTGACTCGCAACCACGACAAAGTTTTTTACAATGCTTTGCGCGATGTCACCCAACGCCGGTTCAAGGTTCGCATTTCATTCTTTGAAGTGACGCGTTATGGCTATGACGTTGATCGGATCATTGAACGCCAACTTCATGATCTCGGAGTATTCAGCAAGAAAGGAACAAAGTAATGAATGAGATGACTGACCGCGAACATGACATTGCGCTTGAACTTTTATCTGTTGAGGGATACATCGCCTATTTGCTGGCGCGTCAAGATGGCAAGAGCCACGTGTATGCGATGCGTCAAGGCTGGTTGGCAAGATGAGTTTCGCACCGCGCCCCACATGCACGCCAGTGGAAACCGTTGTTTGCTCGCAATGCGACAAATACGTTCTTGAAGAAGATGCGTGTTGGCTCATGGCAGATCCGGTTTGCGGATCATGCTTCACAGAAGGGAACATCAATGAAGCCTGAACAGATGATCAAGGAAGCCATGATTGAACACGGCTCTCCGAATTGGGTGGCGTATGTGCCATCATCGGTACGGAAACAAGTTCCGGCTGATGTCATCGCGGATCTCCGAAAGAGCTTTGCCGGTGTTAGCGAATCCGTCGCGAACCGGCGTGATACGAAGCATGATCTCATTGACCGGTGGTGTCTTGAAAACGTTTTCGCAATAGTGACGTTGGCAGATCTGGCACAGATAGGTAATTGCTCAAAAGAGTTTGTCCGGCAGAAGACAATTGACCGTCCGGACATCTTCCGTCGTTTGTCGCGATCATCGTATGAGATTCGCGATCCGAAAGCAGACAGGGGACGCTAATGGATTACGCAGTAGTTCGGTGGACATCGTTTGAAGATGGTGAACCGGTGAAAGGTTTGTTGATGGCGCAATACGCATCATTGTGGGAAGCAGAAAGAGCTTGCCAAATGTTTCGTGATGCCCACCCAACGAAGATGGTTGGCGATGCGACATTCACTGTTGTTGAACGCCAAAGAAATGTTTGCCAACAAACCGTTGGTGGATCAGAATAAAACAATACCGGCGTAAGGAACCGGAGAAAAGAGAAGGAAATGACTAAGAAGACATACATTGAATTAGCGAAGCAGTTGGGAATACTGATTGCTGACCAACATGGCGTAACAGAGCCGTCAATATGGCGCGTCATGGACGTGGTATGCGACGCGTTGAAGCAAGACAACAGCGCATTTGACAAGGAACGTTTCATTGAAGCGATCAAAGACCAACGCGACAAAACAACCAAGCGTTATGACGATGCAGCATTGCAGAATCTGACGAACATGATCGTATTGGGGAATGGCTCATGAAGGATCTGGCATACCGGTTGGCATACGTCAGGATCGCGCTTGTGAACCGCGTCGGGCATCGCGCGCCGATGTTCGTTTTGAACATCTTTGACAAGCTCTGGAAGCATGAAGAAGAAGTTGTCCATCTATATAGGAAACATCGCATAACGGTGGATCAGTTTGACATCTTAGTTGATCGCCGAATTGCCCTATCTCGCGCGATTGAGCGAAAGATGGCGCGCCGATGAAACTTGTACGACTACCGGATCACCCAACCTTCTTTGAAGTATTGGAAAAAGCAGATCTATACGCGCTGTTGCGCAACCGCGAAACACAAGAAGAATTCGTCGTGTCAGAGCGCACGTTCAGATCATTTATTCCTGTGACACACCCATGTATTAGAAAGGAATCGTGATGAGCAAAGCGACAGGATCAACCATAGAAACATTGAAGGCTGGCGAACCGGCTCTCAAAGTTTTCGCGGAAGGCTTATATGAGCTTTACGACATTGACCGTGATGGTGACGATTGGTGGACTGCATACAAGTTCAGCGACGGATCATACGCCGACGTGAACATCTATACCTACGACAATGATGATGAAACATCACGCACGATAACGATCAGTGCATACCCAGTGAATGAACACGGTGAAACAGATAGCGACATTTGGTTACCGCTACTCAAAAAACAATTCGCAAACAACAAAAAAGAAGGAATGTAAAATGCGATTAATACAAAAGCCCGAACACGGAACACTTGAATGGTTGGTTGGCAGACAGAAAGACGAAAACGGCAACGTGCTGTTGGGTGGTTCTGATGCTCCGGCTCTTATGGGTGCTTCACAATTCAAAACGCGTGGCGATCTATACGTGGACAAGACAACAGATCCGGTGGTGGACACATCGTTCAACATGGCGTTCCATCGCGGAAACGTTGTTGAGCCTGTCCTTGTGGCGGAAGCATCGCGCATACTCGGTATCTCATTGCTCACGCCGGACGTTATGTATCGCGAAGGTAGATGGAACATCAACAGCGATGGCGTGGACAATGCCGAATCGCCAACGGTGAACATTGAATGCAAAACAACGACGCGATACACGGTCACTGAATCCGATGATCTGCCTATTGAATGGCGTTGGCAAGGCTACGCACAGATGGCAGTGATGAACGTGCCGGTGTTCTTTTCGGTGCTTGATGCCAGACAAAACCTGTCTGTTGTTGAGTTGCCACGCGACAACATGATGATTGACCTGTTGCTTCAAGAATCAGAAATGTTCTGTGAAGCGGTTGAAAACAATTCAGGGATCTCGGACTATCTTGATCAGTTCACTGCCGATCAGATCGCGCGTCTGGTTGATGTGACGGAAACATCTGTTGAATTGCCTGACGAAGCACAAACTTGGCTGACGATGTTGGACGAAGCTCGTTACAACAAGAAGGAAGCGGAAGAAGCAGAACGCGAAGCGAAAGACGCGTTGGCGCGTTTGTTGTTAGGAAATGAAATTGGTTTGTTCAATGGGAACAAAGTTGTAACGTGGAAAGAGCAAGCAGGGAAACCGTCTTTGGATCTTGCCGGTTTGCGCGCTGCACACCCAAACATCGTTGCTCAATTTGAGCGCACAGGAAGTCCGTATCGTGTGATGCGGATTGTCAAAAAGAAGGAGAAATAAAATGAGATTTGACTTATCTCAATATGCAACCGTTGAAGAAAGGTTGGTCAAGTTTTGGCAAGATCACCCAGACGGTGCGATCATTACCGAAATTGCGCATCGTGAAGGTGACACGATCATCTTCAAAGCGTACATCTACTTTGAACGTGGCGGTGAACTTGTCGCAACCGGCTATGCCGAAGAAGTAAAAGATGCGTCGCCTGTTAATAAAACGTCTTATGTAGAAAATGCAGAAACGTCGGCGATTGGACGCGGATTGGCGAACGCGAATTACGCGATGAAGAAAAGACCAAGCCGTGAAGAAATGCAGAAAGCAGAACGACGCGCCAATACAACAACGGTGACGAACATTGTTGCGACAACAACGGCAGATCCGGAAGCATCTACTGTGGCGTTGATCAGTCCACAACAGCGTGAAACTATGGGCAAGTTGGCAAAGGAAACCGGACGCAATAAAGGTTTCATGAAATGGGCATCGCAAGAGCTTGGTCGCGAGATCACTAAGGTTGATGAGATGACGCGCATTGAAGCCACATCGTTGATTGGTTTATTGATCCGCATGAAAGCAGAACAACAATGAGCGATACACCAAACATAATCGCGCTATCTGATAGCCATCTATACAAGGTGACGTTGGTTGTGGCGATACCGAACTATTCAACAACGTTCGGAAATGAATACAGCGCGACTGCATTGGACATGATTTTTGAAAGCATTAGCCACGAACCGGAAATTGCTGTTCTTGATTCCAATGAAACCAAACTTGTATTGGTGGAAATGCCATGAGCGAACAACTAGGGCTATTCACAGCAGCACGCAACACGGATCCGGCGACATCGCAAGTGAATCGTGACGCGTTCAGAAAGAAAACAAGCCAACGCGACATCATCTTGATGACATACAAGCGACATTACGAAAGCAATTTGCTGATCTTCTCTGATGGCACAGATGGCGTTCAAGGTTTGACCGATGAAGAAGCAGGTATGGGAACATCTTGGTTGAATTCAAATATGTATGACCATCGGATCTGCTATTGGAAACGTTGTTCAGAATTGCGCAAGCTCGGTTTCATTGAACCAACAGGTGAGACACGTTTGCGTTCTGCCGGTCAGCCACAACAGGTTTGCAAGATCACTGTTGAAGGCAGACGGTATGTTTCAACCCATCTATAAACAGTTTGTCTATGAGCCTTGGCGTGATCGCGCGGTTTGTGTCGGCGTAGATAGCAAAGTGTTCTTTCCGGACATGATCTCGTCTGACAAGGTTTGGATACGCGCACGCGAATATTGTGATTCTTGTCCGGTCAGAAATGATTGTTTGGAATCAGCGTTGCGCTATGAAGATCTTGAAGACAAATGGGGAATGTTCGGTGGGCATACGCCACACGAAAGAGCTTTGATCCGCGAGCAGCGAAGGAGATACCGGTGAAGTTTATTTCTCCGCAAACAATAGAAGAATGTTTGGTCGCGTTCGGTTTGAAAGAACAAGACGATGAAGTGGAAGTGATTATGTCTGTCAATTTAATGGCGGATATTTGCACACGTTTGATCCGCGTTGAGGATTTAGTTATTTGGGATATTGAGGTAGAAGAAGATGACTGAAAAAGCACTAACGATAATTGTTGATAAGGAAACGTATAACGATCCCGACATTCGCAAGGAAATAGAAATGAAATTGTGGAACGCGATGCCTGTTTACGTTTCGGAATGTGGTTTGTATTGGTCTTGTCTTGTCAGCCTTGACGATCCAGAAAGCGAACGTTGGGTTTGCAATCTGGCTTACAGAGAAAGTGTTTGGAATAAAGATGAGTGAAAGCAATTTGAAACCGAAAGCGGATTGCGAAGGCAACAAGGACAAATGCACAAACACGTCTTGTCCGTTGTATGGCACGCTAGGAAAAGTAGCAAGAGATGGCAAACGACGCGTGAAAGGTTGCGCTGATCCGGTTGCGCGTGGGAAACGAAACCGCGCCAAAGGTGACGCGAAAGCATTGAAAGCACGTAAAGCTCTTGGCATCGGCGG